CTGCTCACCCAGAAATGAAAGACTATCAATTATTCATTATTAGTAGAACTTTCTCAATTTTATTTAATGCACTTAATTTTGATAAGTTGACTAGTGATGCTGGTTGTGTAGCAGTATTTAACTTATGCTTGTGTAACAGAATTGGTGAAACATTATATTTTATGCCATCAGATGAACGTATAAAAGAATATAATGAAAACAAGAAATTAAGAGCTAAAAATAAAGTATCTACTGAAAAAGTTAAAGTAGACAAAAATCGTGTTAATCTAAAAGAAATGCTTAATAATGGTATTAAATCATTAGATAGACACATTGAAGATACTGGTTTTGAACCAGCACAAAAATCTGATATAAGATTAGATTTATTATATATAGATATTCAAAATAAATTAAAAGACAATGAAATTGGTTTGAAATTGTTTGAAGCATTATTATATTCAGACACACCAGTTAAACCAAGCTCAATTAGAAATTATATTAAGATGTCACCTAATTTAAGCTTGGTTGAAAAAACTACATACATAAATCAATTAAAAGATGCTTGGAAAATTATTTTAACTACTTTAAGAGATTCATTACCAAATGATGTTCAAAGTAAATATGATTGGGATAAAGTTCCATCATTTAAATTAGATAATGACTCAGCTGCTAAGAAATTAGAAAGAGCTGGTTTTACAGAAAATTTTGAATTATGTTGTTAAAATTACCAATAAATTGTTTATAAACTGTATAATTAGTTAACAATTTAATGGAGGACTTTATGATTTATTTACAAACAAATAGCTATAATCTTAATATTGCAAAAGTATTTGGTATCAATGCTTCAGTCTTTTTGAGTTGCTTAAATGTAGAATATGAGAGACAAATAAGAGATCGAGCTTTAAATGCTAATAATACAATGGCTAAGTCAAGAGCAGAAATCTATGCAAGAACTGCTCTTGATGATGCTAAACAAAATGAAGTTGAAGTAGCTTTAACTGAATGTGGTGTATTAACTACAAAACCATTACAAAATGTTCCAAATAAAAATTATTATATTTTAAATGAAGAACAACTTGTAAAGATAATGCAAGCTGAAAACCCAGGTGAAATAATCGGGGAAGAAAAAGCTAAACAATTTATTAAACCTACAAGAGTAGAACCTACTTCTAAACGTAAGACACATATTATTGCTTTGAAGAAAAAGATTAATATGGAAGACCCAGTTATTCAACAATACTTTGTAGATTGGATTGATGCTGTATATTCAAATCCAAAAGGGTTTTTATCTCTTTCAGGTGTAGTAATGTCTCAACAAGAGTTGTTAGCTTATACACAAGACCAAGATAAACAAATAGCTATTTTAAAAATAGCTATTAAAGGTGGAATGAGAGATATGACTTGGGCTATAGAACAATATGAAAAACAAGCTGGTGTAGGTTCTCGTAATTTTGCTAAATATGAAGATATACAAGCAGACAAGGCTGATGTGTCTGATGATGAAACATTCTAGGTGGTAAACTATGAATGATTATGTATATGATGTAAAAGAAAAAGAAAAATGTTGGTATAAAAATATTTGTGACCATAGTAGATGTGGTGAAACATTCTGTATAAGACATTATAAGATGGACGCATTGATCCACATGGCTACTATGGAAGGTAATCAAAGATACCCAATACAATTAAAGTTAGATTCCAATGGTACAGACAGAGAAGCTTATAAACAACTTAAAGACATTCAAAGTAATATTTTTGATTTTGTAACTAATGGTAAGAATTTACTTATTTATAGTGAAAAAACTGGAAATGGTAAAACTGAATGGGCTAAGAAGTTAATATTAAGTTGGTTTGATAGTATTTGGACTACAACTGATTTTGTATGTCGTGGTTTATTTATTTCATTACCTAGATTTATGACTGCTATGAGAGAAAATATTAGTTCATCTAATGAATATTATCAATATATAAATGATAATATTTTAAATGCAGATATAGTAGTTTGGGATGAAATAAATTATAAAGAGTATTCTACTTTTGAACACGATTATTTATTAAGTGTAATTAGTCAACGTTTAGCAATGGGTAAATCAAATATTTATACTACCAATTTTGGAATCCCACAAATTTCTGCAAAGTTAGGCTCTAGATTAAGTAGTAGAGTTATTGGAAGCTCTATTCAAATAGAATTTAAGGGTCAAGATAAAAGAAATTGGGGGGTTGTATAATGACCAATGCTATTCATGGTTCAATGACTGAATTACAATTATTAAACTATTTATTTCAAAAGAATAGTTTACAAACTATTGTATTAAATGGTATTACAGAAGAACACTTTACAACATATAAAGACCATTTTAAATTTTTATCTGAGTTTTATAATACATATAATCAATTACCAAGTAAAGAAACTTTTCAAACAAAATTCAGTGATAGTTTTGAATGGGTTACTGTAACAGACCCAGAAGATTATTTGGTATCTAAACTAAAAGAAGCTAAACTATATCGTAATTTAATTGAAGATTATAAAAAGCTTGGACAATTACTTAAAGATGAGAAATCTGAATTAGCTGTTGAACATATGGGTGCCATTGCTCAAAAGTTTCTAAAAGAAAAATCAACACCTTGTATTGACTTAATTGACAATGTACAAGTTCGTTATGAAAGCTATTTAGAAAGAGTAAATAATCCTGATAAATCTTTTGTATCAACAGGTTTAGCTGAATTAGATGATGTTTTAGGTGGCTGGGATTTATTAAATGAATCAGCTGTTATTTGTGCTAGAACAGGTATTGGTAAATCTTGGTGGTTAATTATTTTGCTTTACAAGCAGCTAAACAAGGTTTGACTGTTGGTTATTATTCAGGTGAAATGGAAACAGATTTAGTTGGTTATAGACTAGATACTTTTCATGGTAGAATAGCTAATGGTTCTTTAATACATGGTAATAATAATGTAAAACTATTATATGAAGATTATATTAAAGAATTAAATAAGAACATTCCAGGTCATATTTATTGTGTAACACCTGAGATGTTAGATGGTTCTGCTAATGTAAATAAGTTAAGAGCATTTATTGAAAAATATAATATTCAAATGCTTTGTGTAGACCAATTCTCATTATTGGAAGACCAACGTCATGGTAAGACTCCAAGAGAACAAATGTCTAATATTTCTAAAGATTTAAGAGCTCTTCAAAGAATGAAGAAAATTCCAATTCTTGCTGCAGCTCAATTAAACAGAGAAGAATCAGAAGATGGTCCTTCTACTAAAAATATTTCTGAATCAGATAGAGTTGGCCAAGATGCTACTACTATTTTATTCATTGAACGTAAAGATGAAGACAGAGTTGTATTTACTGTTGGTAAAGCAAGATCTGCAAAAACTGGAGATAAATTAACTTACAGATGGAATATTAATATGGGTGAACTGTATTATATACCAACTGAGAAAGATGCAAAAAATGGAGAAGGCACTGAAGATTTAGCAGCTATGTATAATGATAGTGGTAGATCCTCAGATGCATTTTAATGGAGGTAATAAATGACAACATTAGATGAAAGACTTAATTATAAATTTAAAGATACACCTAAAGGTTATGATGCTACTGTAATAAGTGTATGTGGTAAATATATCCTTATAATGCCTACAATACCAGTATTTTATAAATACTGTGTACCAATGCAATATAATCATTGTAAAAACTTTGTAAATAAATATATTCCAGATTTAAAATTACCTGAGAAAATAACAGGCCTTATAGAATATGAAATTCCAAAGAAACCTAATGGTAAGAGTAATCATACAATAGGTGGTGCATTATCACGAAATTTTGTAGCATATGGTGATCAAATCTTTAGACAAAATGATATTGGTACTATTGATATACATACTATGTGGGAATATATTAATAAAGCTTTAAAAGAATATGGCGGTAAAACTTATTCTGATTATGCTGGTGAATATGAACAGGTAGATTAGTATGGCTTTAATTGTAAGTAATAGAATTATTGAAACACCAATAAAAGATATTATAGAGTTGTTACGACAACAACTCTTTTTCAATAAAATTCATAAGTTAGATAAGATTGAATATAAACAAAATAATATTCGTGTAACTTGTCCAATACATGCTGGTGGGCACGAAAGAACACCTTCTTGTGATATTCTTATGGAAGATAAAGGTGATACGCCTGCTGGAACTGTGCATTGCTTTGGTTGTGGTTATAAAGCTGGAATAGTTAAATTTATTGCTGATTGTTTGAATATTAGTTATAAGTCTGCAACAGAGTGGTTATTGAGTGTTACTAAATATAATATTTTATCAGAAGTAAGACAAGTAGATATATTAGATTTTGAAGATAAAGCACCAATTAAATGGCCAATAATTCCACTAGAAGAATTAAAACAATATGAGAAGATACACCCATATATGTATAAAAGAAAACTTACTGATGAGATAATAGATAAGTTTGATATTGGTTATGATGAAGCTACAAATGCAATAACATTTCCACTATATGTAAATGGTGAATGTGTTTTAGTTGCAAAAAGAAAAGTAGATTATAAATTTTTTATAATGCCAACAATAGATCCAAAACCTATTTATGGACTAGATTATTTAACTGATAATGAAGTTATAGTTTGTGAATCTATTATAAATGCATTAACTTGTTGGGTTTATGGTAAGCAAGCTATTGCACTGTGCGGAACTGGTAGTGCTTGGCAAATTGAACAATTAAATAAATTACCACAACGTAAAATAATATTAGCACTTGATGGTGATGAAGCTGGTAGAAAAGGTACTAAAAGAATTCAAAAGGCTATAAATGATAAAATAGTGACAGTTTTAAAATTACCTGATGGTAAAGATATAAATGATTTATCAAAAGAAGAATTTGATAATTTAGAAGAAGAATGGTTTTAAACTGTATAATATAATAGTCGTGGAATCATGAGTGATACATGCAAAATTATCATATTAAAGGAGATTTTAAAAATGGCAGAAAATGCAAACACACAAAGACCATGGTACTTTAATTTAAAGGCTGATGGTGATTCAGCAATAGTAAGACTATTGCACACAGATGTTTCAACTATTGAAACTGTAAAATCACATAGAGTAACTGTTGATGGCAAGAAACGTAGAGTTAAATGCCTAGAAACTAATTGTCCATTATGTAATAGTGGAAATGTAGCTGAAGACAGAATTTATGTGCATTTATTTGATTACATAGATAATATGGAAAAAGTTTGGGAAAGAACTGATAAAATTATTCCACAACTTGTCACACTTCAAAATTCATGGAACCCTTTAAGCAGCGCAGTAATTAAAATTACTCGTAAAGGTAATGAATTTCCAAAGTATGATATTGAAGTTCAAAATCCTATGAATTTCCAAGCTGTAGCTAATGATTTAATTGATAAGCCGTTGGGAAGACTTTATTCAATGAAAAGAACTGCTGAAGAAATTGATACCTTCTTGACAACTGGTGCGTTCCCAGAAAGAAAACCGTTTGTATCAAAAGAAGAATATGCTAAAATGAAAGCAGAAGAAAAAGCAGCGTTCCAAGCTGGTGACACTACTATGGCAACCTCTCAAGTAGCAAATAAACCACAGGACGAAGACCCATTCGACGACCCATTTATGAATTAGTCTCGAGCATTTTAATCTAAATTATTAGCAAAAATGAGTTACTTAGTTATTAGGTGACTCATTTTTACTGTATTATATATAAAGAGAGGTAAAAGATGGCTACATATGTAAGAACTTCATTACTAGATGGATTTGATATTCCTGAAGTTACACATGAAACTATTAAAAAACAATTAATAAAAGTTGGTAGAAGCCATGCGGTTGTTCAAAAACAAATTCCGTATGCTAGCTTACCACCAAAAGAAAAATTAAAAGTAATAGAAAAAGAAGTTTACAAAGCCTTAGGTAGATATAAAGGTTTTGTTAAAGTTATATATGATATAGATACTTTAAATAAGTATATAGATAAAGCTATCGAAGTAAATTATTTAGCATTTGACACAGAAACAAATAATAGCTTAGATCCATTAACTTGTAAACTAATGGGTCTTTGTTTATATATACCAAATACTAGACCTGTCTATGTTCCAATAAATCATTGTTATCCTGAAACAGAAAATTTATTACCTAATCAAGTAACAGAAGAACAAGCTAGACAAGCATTAGAGAGATTACACGAAAAGAATACAAAAGTTGTAATGCATAATGGTAAGTTCGATATTCGAGTTATTTATAATACACTTGGTTTTTATATGCCTATTTGGTGGGACACAATGCTTGCAGCTCAGCTAATTGATGAGAATGAAAGAGCTGGTTTGAAACCTCAATATAAAAAATATATTGACCCAACTATTGGTACATATAGTATTGATAAGTTATTTGCAGGTATACCATATGCTTGGGTAGACCCAGAAGTGTTTGCACTATATGCAGCTATAGACTCATATGATACATATCAACTACAAAAACATCAAGAGAAAGTTTTTAATACTGCAGGTATGGAAAAACTTAAGAAATTATTTTTAGATATTGAAGTTCCTGTAACATTGGTAGTGTCTAAGATGGAAGATGCTGGAATTGATTTAGACATTGATTTTGTAAATAAATTAAATGCAAAGTATCATAGAGGGTTAGATGCTGCAGCAAATGGTATGACATTATGTATTCAACCATATCAAGATATAATTAGAGTAAAGCAATTAGAAGGTGTTTTAGATGATCCTATAAATTATAATAGTTCACAACAATTACAAATAATTCTTTATGATATTTTAAAAATTTCTACTATTGCAGATAGAGGCAGAGCTACAGATGCTAATACCCTAGAATTATTAGGACACGATTTTACTAAACACCTATTAGATTACAGACATTTTGCTAAACTAATATCAGCATTTACAGAAGCTTTACCTAAACTTTGTTCACCAAGGGATGGTAAGATTCATGCAAGTTTTAATCAAATGGGTAAAGAAGAAAACAATGTAAGAACAGGTAGATTTAGTTCAACAGATCCTAACTTACAACAAATACCATCACACGAAAAAGTAATGAGACTTATGTTTAAAGCAAGTCCAGGTCATGTAATAGTAGGTGGTGACTTCTCTCAACAAGAACCACGTATATTAACACATATGTGTAAAGACCCTAAACTTATTGAAACTTATAATAACAATAGAGATTTATATGCTACTATTGCAGCTTCAGTATTTAAAAAAGATTATTGGGAATGTATGGAATATTGGGAAGATGGTACTCCAAATCCAACTGGTAAAGATATAAGAAAGAAAGCAAAAGGTCTTGTATTAGGTATTATGTATGGAATGGGTGCTAAGCTTATGTCTTCTATTATTAAAGTATCAGTAGAAGAATGTAAATCAATATTAGAAGAATTCTATAAAATGTTTCCAACAGTTAAAGAATTTACTACAGGTAATGAAACTATGGCAAAGGAATTAGGCTATGTAGAAGATTATATGGGTAGACGTAGACATTTGCCTGATATTAATTTACCTGAAGTTGAGATTAAAGCTTATAAATCAGTTGAGCTAGAAGATAACTATATCACAGACCATGACGATACAACACTTAAAATATTAGATGAAGATACTATTGATAAATGGACTGTTGAATACTTTGATAAAAGAAAAATTAAGAAGTTTGAAGATAAAGTAAAATTTAAAGAAGAAGCTAAATCATATGGTGTAGATGTATTTGATAATGGTGCATTTATATCTAAAACAATGACTCAGTGTACAAATGCTAGAATTCAAGGTGGTGCTGCAACATTAACTAAGAAAGCTATGGTTGAAATTGCAAATGATAAACGTTTAAATGAATTAGGCTTTAAGTTATTAATTCCAGTGCACGATGAATTATTAGGTGAATGTCCTGCAGAAAATGCTGAAGAGGTAAAACCTCTATTAGTAGATGCAATGATTAGAGCAGGTAAACCTGAATGTTCAGTTAATATGAAAGTTGATACCTATTGTGTTAAGTATTGGTATTCAGATGAAGTAGAAAATGCTATAAGAGAATCTTATTTAAACTATATTAATGGTAATAAGAAAAAGAATATAGACCCTATTTCACCTGAAGCAGCATTAGATAAATTACAATCAAAGTATTGTGAATTAAGTCCTGAAACTGTAAAATTAATGTGTGAGGGACAATTTGACCATGTAAATGGTACTTTATAATGGAGGCTATATGCAATTAAAGATAGATGAATTAAAAGATTTGATGGCTAAGATAAGTGCTGCTGTAGAGAAGTCTAAGATAAATCCTAAGTCTGGTTGGATTGAATTATTAGTAGAAGATAATCAATTATTATTTAAAGTATCAAATTCAGATAGCTATTATTTACAAGCTTATTGTAAAATCATAGGAACTGACATAGATACAACGTTCCACGTAACAGTTTTAGCTGAAACATTTATACCATTAGTGTCTAAATTTGATGAAGATACTTTAACTATTTATGAGAGATTAAATGTTTTAATATTAGAAACAGCTTCTAGTACTTATACGTTACCAACTATTAAAGAGTTAGGTAAACCTAAAAGTATTGATGCTATTCCTTTTAAAGCTGATAGTAATATTCCTATAGAAATTGAAGGTAAGGCTTTAGCTTCTATTGCAGATATAAATTTAAAAGGTTATGTTGATTCATTAATTTATTCAGGGTATGCAAGTTATATTTATATAGATGAAAAAGGTGCAATTACAGCAACTGAAAATATTTATGTAAATGATTTTGAACAACCTGCAACATTACCATTTAAACTATTATTAACACCAACACAAGTAAAGCTGCTAGATATATTTAAAAATGAAGGTACTCTTTCTATTTTATGTGAAGAGATACCTACATATTATGATGAACCAACTGTAGCTTTAAGAATTTGTATTTATAATGATAAAGTAAAACTTATTTTAAATACACAACCTAAAAGTTTAACTGATACTTTCCCATCAATCAAAGCTCGTGCTATGGCAGAAAATATAAATCAAACACATATCTTTATTGATAAGAAAGCATTAGAACGTGCATTAACTAGATTAATGATTTTTGATAAGAAGTTTGATGTTACAGTAATAGATTATAGTAAATTAGTTTTTAAAGATACTGAATTAGAATTAGTTTCTATTCGTAATAAAAATTCAGAACGTATACCTTATGTAAGTTCTCAAAATGTAATTCAACATGAGTCTGTAATACGTTTTATTGATTTACAAAGACAATTAAAAGCAGTATCATCTAAAAATGTAGATATAAGTTATGGTTCTCAAGGTGCTATTGTACTTAATAGTACAAATGTAAAACAAATTATACCTGAGATGCGTTTAAAGGATAATTAATGGCAAATAACTACGGAAAGAAATTTGAAGCAAAGTTTAAAGAAGATTTTAAAAAAGTTCCCGGTGCAGATATAACCAGATTATATGATACTACCAATGGGTTTAAATCAATTAGTAATGTATCTGACTTTGTAGGTTATATCTTCCCGTTTCAATATTATTTAGAAGCAAAGTCTACCCAAGGAAATACTTTCTCATTAAGTAAGTTAACACAAGCTGATAAGCTTAAAGAAAAACAAGGTATTAAAGGTGTTAATGCTGGGGTAGTGATATGATTTATTGACCATAAGAAAGTTTGTTATGTTCCAATAGAAGAATATTGTAGACTTGAAGAAAATGGTTATAAATCTGTAAATGTAAAAATGATTGGTAATCCAGATTTTAAAGTATATGAAATACCTGGAATTCCAAAAAGAACCTTTGTAGACAGTGATTATACTGTATTATTAGATATAGCACGGGAGAAATTGGATTTATTATTTAATAAATAATTTATTAAATCAATAAACAGTTTATCAATAAATGGAGGTAAAATGGCTAATACAACATACTTAGATAATGTCGATACTGATAAAGTAACTGAATTATTAGATCAGACTGAGAAAAATTCTGAATACTTTAATAATGTAGCTAAAACAGTTGCAGATAAGTATACTGAGCATTTAGATAATTTAATGAAAGATTATTATAAAGTTCAGAAAGATTCTACTGAAGTTACAACGGAATACTTAGAAAAACTTTATTTGGAATTAACTAATTTATTATATTTTCAAGGTGATAAGCTTGAACGAGTTGGTGTATTAAATGATATGTCAAAAGCTGCAAAACAAGAAGTTTATAATAAAGCATATTTAGATAATCAAATTAAAGATACTGACAAGAAAAATAAAACAACAGTAGCTGAAAATCAGGCTGTAGCAGAAAATGCTGCTCAATATGAATCTGTAGTAAATTCAATTTATGAAAGAGCTTATAAAATGGTTAAATATAAAGTTGATGCTGCTTATGAAGTTGTTAACTCATTAAGAAAAATAATAAGTAGAAGAATGCAAGAGGTTGATTTAAGTAATTACAACCCTAAACAAAATTTCAATAGAGGGGAATAATATGAGTATTGAAAAGTATAGACATATGATATTGACTGAACTTTTAATATTTAATGATGAACCTGTAGATGCTCAAAATGATGAATACTTATTTTTATTAAGAGAACTTAATTCTCTTGAAATTCCACAAGAACTTAAAAATAAAATGAGCTGGATATTTGCAGATACAGAGTTATTAGTATATAATAAATATTTAAAGTTATTAGAAATTATTCAAGATTGGCAACAATTAGAAATTAAGGAGGACTAAAAATGTCAGCAGAATTATCATTGAATGATGTAATGAAATCAATTAATAAAAAATTTGGAAATCAAGTTGCACAATTTGGTGTACCAAAATTAGAAACAACAGGAACACTTTCATTAGGAAGTCCATCACTAGATTTTTGTTTATATAATAATCTAGTAGAAGGTAAAATACTAGAATTTAGTGGGCTTGAAAGTTCTGGTAAAACTACAACTGCTTTCTTAGTGGCAGCAACTTATATTAGAAAAGAGATGGAAAGAAATCCTGAAAACCCAAGAGCAATTTTATTTATGGATGCTGAATGTGCAGCAGACCCAGAATGGGCTTTAAAATCTACTGGTTATGATATGAATCATGAAGTAGTTAAAA